CTCGCCCCTGTTCCTTGCATACAAGTAATCATAGAAGCAAGTAACTAGGTCGCAGCTTCGCTGCTCCCTCGTAGCATAAAAGCACGGTTTAGTAGCCGCGTGCGCGCTCGGCGTTTTATAGCTATACCTAAAAAACCGAAAAATCCTGTACTTTTAGGTGTATGTAATATATTTTAAATCACTTTATAATTTTATTTTTAAATCACTTGCGTTCGATTATTGCTAATTCCCAGACAAAAAATATTTTGCTTCTTTGTTTTTGAAATCTCCAATATCTCTAAAAAATTTTTCTTGACCTTTGTATTATAGAAGAAAGTTGATTGTTTTCATCGTCTAAAAAATGAGGTAAAACTTATGAATATAGTATTTTTATTTCAATTTTTTAAAACACACTCAGATTTAAGGGGATATATAGTATTTCTGAGCGCTTTTTTATTCTGAACTGCGAAAACGAGAGTACCGCATAAAAATACTACATTCACCTTTTATTATGCAATATTTTTATAGCTATAAAAATATCACGCAATACACGTGCCGTTTTTAGCCTATTCGAGCAGTGGAAAAGCATACATTCGCGTTTTACACGCCTATACATATACTTTGGGTATGATTACCTGTAAATGCGAAACGCCTGAAATGGCGACCTTGACGGAGATGACTCCGTTTCAAGATGAGCTTAAAAAGCGCAGTGCAAAGGATATAGCGTCCCTTGCGGCTACTATTAAAGAGGACGGGCTTCTCACCCCCTTTATGCTCTGGGAGCATGAGGACAAGAAGTACATACTCGACGGACACGGGCGGCGCGAAGCGCTTGTGCAGCTTGCCTTAAACGACCCTGCGATTATCGAGCAAAAGTTTCCCGCAGTCATCATACAAGCGGAAACTCGCGAGGACGCGATTAAAGCGGTACTTCAAATCTCGTCGTCATACGGCAGGATAAACAAAGCAGGCGCGGTAAAGTTCACGGCTCCTATTGTCGGCTACAAAGCGCCGTACATAAAGCGTCTTGAACCGACGGTGAAAAAGCCTCGTGTAAGCGATGACGTGGTAATTAAAATAAAGGTGCGAAAAGACAAGGCTAGTGCTATCTGCGAGCTGCTTAGGCAGACCGAGGGAATAGAAGTCTTGTAATCTTTGAGGTGTGAATGAGTGAGTCCCGAAAAACGCTGACAGCATCAGTTCGCGATTACCTTGACGACAATGTAACAACGCTCATGCCCTCTTTGAGCAAAGGAGAGGGTGAAAAGAGCGTCATTGCAAAAGCCGCAAGCGAAGGCTTGACCTTGCAGCAGTACGTGCAAAAAGACGCTGCAAAAGCTGTCGCAGAGGCGGAGCAAAACGTCAGCTACTGGCTCGGCATCGAAGAGGCTGTTATCCTTTCAGGCGGTGTAGACGTTGACGGGGAGTTTGTCGCGGTAAACAAGAACACGGCAAAACTGCTCCAGCATAGAGTCGAAACCGCACAAAGCGTATTGCTTCGGGTAAACGAGTACGCACTCACTACGTTTCAAGACGGCGAGCAGCGCCGAAACCATCTCATTCGCACTTTATACAATCGTGCTGTCAACAAGAATGACACCAAAGCGCTTATTTACCTTATCGACCGTGTTGACGGAAAGCCCGGCGAAAGTAAAGAAGTTGAACTTGACTACGATAACGCATACAACGTGTATATGATTATCCACACGCTGTTCAAAGAGCAGCTTGAAGTTTTGAACTCCGGCAGCGGAACTCGCATGATTTGCTGCTCGCGCCGTGCGGGGAAAACGCACCTGTGCGCCGCGATACTGCTTATCGAGTGCTTACGAAAACCGAATACCAAAGCAATCTATATCGGTGAGACTATGGAGCTTTCGGAGCAGCTCCTTGACAGCGCGTTCAATGAAATTATCGACTCTTGTAACTTGCGCGATAGGAAAGGAAAGCGCCTTGACTGGAAGCATTTGGATAACGGCTCGTCTATCCTTGTGCGCGGGCTTTCAAACACTAAAGACCCTGACCAAATCCGCGGTAACAAAGCAAAAGTTATCGTAATAGACGAGTTCTTTCACCTTAAAAGCGAGCTTCTGGAATATATGCACCGTGAAGTCTTACAGCCTATGCAGCTTGACTACGCGGACGATTATATGTTCCTTTGCGTCGGAACACCGCCTTCGATTAAAGGTACGTTCGGCGAACACGCATGGAAAACGTGGGACGTGCCGCACTTTATGTGGACCTATCGCGAGAACCCGCATCCGACGTCTCTTGAGGCACGGGACGCTTACGTCGAAAACATTTTGAAAGAAAAAGGCTTGACATGGGATAGCCCGTTCGCCAGACGCGAATACAAGGGCGAGTGGGTCTACGACGACGATCTCCTCCTCTACCCCGACTACAAGACCTATAACCCCAGAGAAGCAATGCCGCAATTCCATATTGATATGGTGCTTATAGGTATCGACTACGGAGTCGGCGACAACGACTCCATTATCGGTATTGCATGGGACACGGAAGCTCGTCGCGGCTATGAGTTCCATTGTGAAAAGTTCAATCGGCTTGACATTACGGACAGAACGATTTCACAGCTCCAGTATTTGAAAGAGCAGGTGAAATATGTGTGGCGTGAAGCGCTTGACTTTTTCCCGAATATGGAAGCACGGGAAGCGAATAAGCGTATTCTCTGGGACGCTGATGATAATGATCAGCACGTAACGGATGAGCTTAATATGAATGTTCGTTTGGACGAGTTTCCGGAATTACGGCTTAATATTCAAAATGCACATAAGACCGATAAAATCATGATGTTTGATAAAATTAAAGACTTGCTCCGTACCGCGTCCCTCTTGCTTATTGAGGGCGGAAAGACTGCGGACGAATGTGACAAGACGGTCTTGAAGCGCGGACCTAACGGACAGGTGTACCCTGAAGTCGATAACAAAGTGTTCCATCCCGACTTGCTCCCTGCGATGCGTTATGCACTGTACAATGTTATCGGGCTTGAAGCGGCTAAGAAGGTGTGACATGGGACTGATACGAGATATTATTGCGATAAAAGCGGAAGAAGCCAGACAGAAGAAGGCACTTCGTATTTTGGCAAAGCAAAAGTGGTCGATAGAGTTTTTGACAACGCTGTTGCAGAAAGCGGCTAATGCAGAAAGAAAGTCGCTTGAAATGACGATAATGGACCCCGAAGGAAGGGTGCTTAAAGTAACGGCACTTAATACCATGAACGCATCGGAGCGAAGCGACAATATTTTCGACCATTTAGACGACGACTACGCGATAAAACGCTTTATGGAGCAGATTAGGAAATGAACTACGCATTTAACACCGTTACACAAGAATACGTACCTGCGCTCTATCCCGGTGAGAAAGCCGATAAATGGTCTATTCCCGACGAGATAAAAAGCGACTTCGGAAAATTGAATTCAATTATTGAGACGAAGTACACACGTGAATATCTTAAAATATGCGCGTTTTACAATAAACTGTTCCCGTCGCTGAAATATACGACGTTTACACGCTCGTCGTATAACGTTCCGCCGTTTACGACGCAAGACCAGGAGCGCGCAGACACGGGAACAGGTGTTTCGCTTAACTATTTGAAGCAAATCATTGACCAGATTGTAAGCCGCATCGGGACTACGACGTTTGACCCTGCTCTTGTCGCGGATATGCCGACGCTGGAATATGTGGTGTACAAGGACGAAGTTGAACGGTTACTTCGGAGAACGATACGGAACGAAAACCTGCAAGAGATTTCGATGCAGTGCTTCCACGACGCGGCTATCGTAGGCTATTCGCATATCCTTATAGACCCGTGGACGGGAAAACTTGTCAAAATGAACGACTATGAAGTCGGTATGTTTGAACCGCAGTTCAATAAGGGCGTCGTAAAGCAGCTTTTGTACCGCGATTATGCGTTCCCCGCGGTAGCTCTTACACCGTATCTTGAAAAAGAAGACGATGAAACAAAGCAGAAAGTAATCGACGCAATAGGACCGCGGAGCGAAATCGACTTGAAACTGTACTTAGACTGCACGAAGCATGAAGCCTACTGTACTATTGGCGGTACGACGCTCACGCCGATAGAGTACCCCTTTGACGAGGTGCAGTTTGTAACATTTGCATGGGACTTAGGCTTCAGTAAAGTTACGTCCACGTCCCTGTTCGACCTCTTGTACCCTGTACAGCGGGAACTTAATAAAGTTGTCGCGAAAATGCAGCAGCTTATCCGTATGTACAAAGGCGCGACCCCCGTGTTCAATAGTGACGTTGACCTTGCTATGAAAAGCATTACGAACGGCAGCGGGGAGTGCCTGTACGTTGACTCGACGCGACCTATCGACACGCTTATGACGGTCATAAACCCGACGCCGCTTGACCCCGCGCTTTCGGCGGAAGTGCAGAACTACAAGACGCAAATGTATGAACTTGCAGGCTTGCAGCAGGTGTCTTTCGACATGGAGAATATGCGAAGCGCGGCTGCGGTGATAGCACTTGACCAGACACGCGATAACGTGTTCCAGAACCAGTTGTACGGCATATCGAACTTCATTAAGCGGCTTTTCATTATGTGGGTGCGCTACAATGCCGTCGTAACGAAAGATGAGAAACTTGACGCGGTGTATCGCTTGATACAGGATGCGGTGATAAACTTGCAGCCGGTGCATTTGAATGACCCGCTTACAAGCAAAGCGAACACCGAACCTGCAACGGACTACCTGCAAATGCAGACGTCGAATATTGTAATCAAAATACTTAAAGGACAGATGACCTTTGACGCGCTCCCGTATAACTGTAATATTGAAAACGTCAAAATGATTGCGGCTCTTACGTCGCTGCGTCTTTCGGCTTTGGATATTGATGAACCCGACTCTTTGTCGCAGTTCTTTATAGCGGCTTTCCTTGACGACGTGAAAGCGGGTGTTGTGGATTTAGCAGTCGGTGTGCCTGAGGAAGTTATTGCACAGGCAAATGCTCCTGAAGGCGAGGAAATGTAATGGAAGGCGAACAGCGTT